AAATAACGTTATGGAAAATAAATGGTTACACTCAGAGGAATTTGATCCTCAAGACTACTTTGGATTTGTATATAAAATTACAAACCTTACTAACAGTAAATTCTATATTGGTAAGAAATATTTCTACCATACTTCCAATGTTAAATTGGGAAAAAAAGAATTAGCAGCACTTCCCGTAACTCGAGGAAGAAAATCGACTACAAAGCAAGTAATTAAGGAAAGCGACTGGAGATCTTATTGGGGTTCATCTAAGGACTTGCAACAAGATGTTAAAGAATTAGGCGCTGAAATGTTTGAATGTATTATTCTAAAACTTTGTAAAGATAAAAAGCAATTGACATATTTTGAAATGCATTACCAATGTGTTAGTGAGTGTTTGTTAAGTAATAATTCATATAATGATAATATAGCTGGGAAGTATTTTACTAGAGATTTTTATTGATTTGACATCTTAGGTAAATTCTTCCGTAAAGACTTAATTTAAACCCGCTTGGAAAACCCAGAAATTTTTATTACCTTCGCCCTACAGAGGGTTTGAAAAAATAAAGAAATGGAAATAAAAGAAGAGGGAATAAGAGAAAAAATGGTTCTAACGGTAGTAGAATCGGTATTAGGAAAGAGTAAGTCTACGGCACGTAATAATGTAGCAGTACCTTGTCCTTTTTGCCACCATTCTAAACCAAAATTAGAAATTCAAATTCACACTAACGAAAAAAAGGAAAACCCTTGGCATTGTTGGGTATGTGGTGAAAAAGGTAAGACGCTTATTTCATTATTTAAAAAAGTAAAAGCACCGTCCCACCGAATTCAAGAATTAAATAATTTAATTAAACCGGGTAGTAAAATAGTAGAAGTTAATCAAACAGTCTCTCTACCTAAAGAATTTATTTCTTTACATAATGTTGATTCTTTAGATACTATAACGGCTATTGAAGCTAAACACGCTATTAGATTCTTAAAAAAGCGAGGAATTACCGAAAATGATATTTTAAAATATGGTATTGGTTTTTGCTCTAGTGGTCCTTATAGCCATCGTATTGTAGTACCTTCTCATGATGTTAACGGTGATTTAAATTATTTTAGCACTCGAACTTATCGTGATGATGAACCTCAAAAATATAAAAACCCACCTGCTGGTAGAAATATTATTGGTTGGGAATATTATATTAACTGGGATGTTCCTTTAGTTTTAGTTGAAGGTATATTTGATGCTTTAACTATTAAACGAAATGTTATACCATTATTTGGTAAAGATATTTCTGAGACATTAATGAAGAAAATTGTTGGTTCCCAAGTACAAAAAATATACATTGCTTTAGATAATGATGCTTTAAAACAAGCCATCAAACATTGTGAAACACTACTTTCTTATGGAAAAGAAGTATATCTAGTTGAATTAGGAGGTAAAGATGCCAATGAAATAGGATTTGAGAATTTCCTTAATTCTATTGAACAAACCCAGCCTCTTAATTTTTCAACACTTATAAATAAAAAAATAGAATTGATATGATCGACAAGAATGCCAACGTCATAAAAGACGCTAAAATAAAAAGAATAGTTGAGTATAGCGCAGATAATAAACAAATTAACGTATTAGATCAGCGGTTCTATAGACGAAATGAGAAATATTACCCATCTGTCTCCAGTATTCTAAATTATTTCCCTAAAAACCAATTTTTTCATGCTTGGTTAAAAGATGTAGGACATAATTCAGATATTATTGCATCTAAAGCAGCAGCAGAAGGTACTCAAGTACATAATGCTATTGATGATTTTTTAAATGGTAAAGAAATTAATTGGTTAGATGAATGGGGTAACGCTCAATATTCACTTGATGTTTGGAAAATGATTTTAAAATTTGCTGACTTTTGGAACACACATAAGCCAGAATTAGTAGTAACAGAATATCATTTATTTTCAGATGAATATGAATATGCCGGTACAACAGATATTATTTGTCGTTTAAACGGACAATTGTGGTTGTTAGATAATAAAACATCTAATTCATTACATACTTCATATGATTTACAGTTAGCATCTTATGCTAAAGCATGGAATGAAACTCACGATGAGTATATTGAGAGAACAGGTATTTTATGGTTAAAAGCTGCTACTCGTGGTGAAGATAAAAGCGGTAAGAAAATACAAGGTAAAGGATGGCAATTAAAAGAAATTGATGATATTGAGAGAAATTTTGAAATGTTTCTTAAAATTTATGACATCTATAAATTAGAAAATCCTGATGCAAAACCTGCAACTGAAACATTACCAACGACTTGTAAGATAGAATAGTTTCGTAGATATTTATATGTAACACTTACTACATATTAAATGAAAGATAAATCTCCCTTAAATAAAGAATTGGTTAAAGAGTTCATGAGACATGTTATGAAGGAACTTAAATTAGATTCTTTACCTAATATAAAATTATCAAACAAATCAGAAGATGCTGTCTCAAGAAAATCTTGGGGCGGTTATTCTACTGGAGACCAATCTATTGAAATAGTAATAGCTAAAAGGCATCCTGCCGATATTTTTAGAACATTAGCTCATGAATTAGTTCATTATAAACAAGATTTAACTGGACGTTTAAATCCCGGTGATGGTAAAACAGGTAGTGATATTGAAAATGAAGCAAATTCTAGAGCAGCTATTATTATGCGTAATTTTGCTGAAGCTAAACCTAGCTTATTTGAGCATTTAATTAAATATGAGTTATGAAAGAAACACAATTAAAAAAACAATTCTCAGAACGTGATTTAAAACGTATGAGAAACATTATACAGAAGAAATACAATGATAAAACTGTAACTTCTGTAGGTTATACTAAAGCAGAAGAATTACGTGAAGATGGAGATGTATGGGAAGAAGATGGACGTACATGGACCATTAAAAATGGTATAAAACGTAATGTACGAAAAACAGCTTCATTAGCTATGCCTTTATTATGTCCTAATTGCGGTACACCTATGAATCATCATTTAGATAAAAGAATGTATAACATTCACCAAATGTGTTTACATTGTGTTACTGAAATGGAAAGTGAATTAAAAATGAAGGGCAAATACGAAGAGTATGAACGTAATATGATAATGAATAACGCTCGTTATGCTGCGGATACTACTTTAAACGGGTTAGATGATTTCTTAGATGATCTAGTTAATGGTACGTATGTTATGGAAGATGGAACTATTCAAAATTGGGTTGGTAATGGGTTGGATACTGTTCAATTAAAACAACAAATTTTGGAGAAACTTCAAAAAATTAAAGAAGCAACTAAAACAGAATAAAATGATAAAATTAATTCGATTATTAACTGAAGCAAAAGAAACATTTGAATCATTTGCTAAAACACGTGGTGAAGGTGCTGCTAAAATAGCATCTAATGCTCATGAAAAAGGTGGTTTAGCTTTATTAACTTGGCATCATTTTAAAGTTAAAGCTCCATATTACAAAAAAGCTACTGAAGGTAAATTTGATAAAGAAGCTGCTACAAAAGAATTTGAAAAAACATTAAAAAGTATTTCATTAAATATGACACCAATTGAATTTCAACGCGAAGTTGGTAGATTAGAGGTATTAGGTGAATTATTAATAAGAGAAAAATAAAATGATAAAATTATTTAACATATTAAACGAGGTAGAGCTAAATAAATGCCCAGCTCCAACCCAAAAAATAGAGCTTAATCTTAATAATAGACAAAAGGCTATTAACGAATATGGATACGGACCTTTAAACCCAAATGAACCAAACGAAAAGTTCTGGCAGGCTAAAGTAAATATGTGGAAATTAGATTCGGTCGAAGAAGCTAAAAAATCACTATGCGCTAACTGTGCTGCTTTTGATATCACACCTAAAACACTAAATTGCATAGCTAAAGGAATTGGAACTGATGGAGGATCAGAAGACCCATTTGATGTAATTAAGGCAGGTAAATTAGGATACTGCAGATTTTTAAAATTTAAATGTGCTGCAGCTCGAACATGTGATGCTTGGGTAGTTGGTGGTCCTTTAACATAATAATAACATATGAATAATATAACTCCTATTGACGACTGTGGGTGTAATGGTCCTAAATTAATGCTTAATGAAGGTAAAAATAATGTTTTACTTTCTGAAGGACTAAGTTACCACATACAAGAAGGTAGAATGTTAATACATAACATTTATAGACCTTTATCTTCAAATTATATGGCTTTAGTTAGAGAAGCCAGAGCATTATATAATGAAGGATTATTATCCGTAGTAGAAGATGATGCTGAATTATTAGAATCAAATTTAGGTGAATATGGTATTTATGAAGGTATAAGAGTACCTTTAGATTATCCTATTTCACTTGATGAATTAATAGATTTACATGAATCACAAGAAATAGATGAAGCTGAATTTAAAGGTAAAAAAGTATCTATTGGAAAACCTAAACGTGGTGGTTCTAAAAAATTCTATGTTTACGTTAAAGACGGAGACAAAGTTAAAAAAGTATCATTTGGTGACACTACTGGATTAAAAGCTAAATTAAATAATTCTAAAGCACGTCAAGCATTTGCTGCTCGTCACGATTGTAAAAATAAAAAAGATAGAACAAAAGCATCATATTGGTCCTGTCGTTTACCACGCTACGCCAAAATGCTAGGATTTAAAACAACATTTTCAGGCTATTGGTAATATGATAAAATTAACTGATTTATTAAACGAAATTAATGAAAGTAAACAAATAGGAAATTTATATCATTTTACATATTCTGATAATATATCTGAAATATTTAAAAAAGGTCTACGTTTTGTTCCTGATAATACAAAATTACCTAGATATAAAGATAAATTTTATATATCTGCTACAAGAGATTATACAGGAGGGAAATGGTATAAAGAATGGGAAGCCAAAGTTAGAATTACATTAGATGGTAATAAAATATCAGAACATTATCCTATAGAACCTATTAACGTAGATAATATATGGCTTAAAGATATAGGTGTAGATTCGGGAACTAAACCATCATCTAAAGGTATATTTTCTGAAGAAAGAATATTTTCATCAAAAGAAGGATATCTTAATCCTGAATATATAGTTAAAATGGACACTATTATGTCCGAAGATGAATTAAGAAATGCAATAGAATGGAGTAAAGAAGATAGTAAAAGAATATCTTTTTATGATGATAGTATATTAGATTATATCAATAATGATAAATTAAATTTTGTTAAAAATTTTAATAGTAAGTAATGATTAAACTAACCGACATATTAAAAACTTTTTTTAGTTAATGACTAACCCATATACAAACATAGAAACTACAGACGAATATATAATTCGTAAATTTGATAAAAATATAGACCCTATAGAACTTATGTGGCATAGGGATAATGAAGACAGATTAGTAGAAGCTTTAGAGTCAACTGATTGGTTAATACAATTAGATGACTCTCTTCCTATATTACTAGATAAACCAATATTTATACCTAAACATGTGTATCACCGTACTATAAAAGGTACAGGACCTTTACTTGTTAAGATAAAAAAATATGATTAAATTAATAGACATATTAAACGAGATATTAGAAGAAAAACTTTGTAAAAAAGGTGAAGCTTATCGTAAAAGAAGAATGAAACCTAAATCTAAAGGAGGTGGCGGTGAAAAATCTTCTGCTTATCTTTCAGGCCGTGCTTCAAAAGTATGTCAAGGATTAATGGAGGAAGATAATAAAACTATAACATGTGTTAAGTGTGGATGGGATTGGCCTTTAGCTGACGGTGGAAATGATCCATATGTTTGTCATAAATGTGGATATGATAATTCTAATATTTACAATTCAATAGAAGAATCACTTAATGATTGGTTTAAAGAAAAATGGGTACGAATAGATACTCAAGGTAATATAACAGGTCCTTGTGGTTCAATGAAAAAAGGTAATAAAACAACTCGTTGTTTACCTAATAAAAAAGCTCAAAGTTTAACCAAAGATGAACGTGCAGCCACATCAAAGAAAAAAGCAGCATCGGATAAACAGTTTGTACCTAATACAGCTAAAGCAAAAGTAAAATCTAAAAAATAACTAAAACACAATATGAAGAAATCACAATTAAGAGAAGCTATAAGAACTATAGTTAAATCTAAATTAAATGAAATAAATGGTATAGGATCTGTATCTAATAAAGAAGGATCTTTAGATGCTACATTATATAATAACGGATTAGTAAAATTAACTCTTTATATACCTGGGTATGGAATGGATTCAAGAAAATTTGTAGCATCTCCATCTGCTGTTGATATTAACGATTTTACAGTTGAATATGTAAGAGATCAAATTGGTAAATCTGGAGTGAAAGGTTATACTGATAATGAGATTCAAGATTTAATAGATAGAGTAAACACAGATTTACGTCCTAAACTTAAATAAAATAATATTAAATGAGACCAATAGATAAATTTATATTACATGTTGTTCATAATTGGGAGAATGGGTTAAATGAAGCTTATGCTCCTTCTGTTATGACTAAATTAATGGATAAATTTAAGGAAGAAGCAGATGATTTAAATATAGAAATTAATGATGAACAATTAAAAAAATATATTGAACGTTTTGATGTTTTAAAAAATTCTCCTAAAATCCAAGAAAAAGATTTATTTAAATATTCATTATCTCAATTAATTCGATTAGCTACTTCTTCTAAAGGAGCAGAAACACCTGAAACAGCAGATATTACTCCTGATGTTGTATATCACAACGATGATGATACTATTATTGTTTATAATGGTTCTAAAGAAAATAATTGTATTACATATGGAAGAGGTGAAAAATGGTGTATTACAAGAGGATCATATGGGAATTATAGATATAGCGCAGACAGATCATATCCAACGTTCTATTTAGCTCAAAACAATAACCTACCAAGTAGTGATAAGTTAAGCTTTGTTGCTATACAAGTAAGAAATCCTCAAACAACATCCGAAAACCAAAGATACGTTTATACAAATCGTGCTAATTCTCCTCATGAATCTCAACCAATGAGTTTTAATCAATTAGAGAGAGAAGTTCCTTGGTTAAGTGAAATACCAAATGTTCAACAAGTACTTAAATATATACCATTAAGCACAGGAGAAAAAGTAACTCAACAATATAAAAATAGACCTATTGGGATTAGAGAATGGATTAAATTACCATTTAATGTTAAACAACAATATTTAGTAGTTAGAAAAGATAAAGAATTATTTAATGATATTTCAAATGATGAATTTTTATCTAAATATTTACCTAAATTACCTCAATTAGCTGAATTTATTGCTATTACTCCTGGTGTAATAAAAACTGAAGAATTATTAAAAAATTTAGAAAGTTTTTCAAATAATGATAGAAGATCTATTATCGCTAATATGCGAGATAAAATAAGCACATCTGAATTAAAATCAGACAATTTACCTTTTGATGTTAAAAAATTATTAACAACATTAGATAAATGGGATTTAAAGAATAATGAAAGAATATATGTTACTAAAGATGGTAACGCTGTTGTTAAATTAGAATTAGGAGATAACATCACAGCAGGTGTTTATACTGCTGAAGATGACTACCCAAGTATTAAATTAAATAAAAGAACATCAAAATATATAACAGATTATCCGGAATTAGATAAAATACCTTTTAATAATTTAATTAAATTAGTCTCTGATGAGATAATTGACCAAACATTACTAAATCAGGTATTAGAAACAGCAAAAAATGATTCAAATTCTGCTATTGTAGTTAAAGATACTGATAACGGTCAAATTATTGTAGATTCAAATTCATTTGCTTCTTATAAAATAGAAAACGGTAGTATATCTCAAATACCATTTGATAGTGAAGAAGTACAATCTATATTTAATGATCAAGAAGATAATGAATCATTTCAACAAAATGTTTTAAATCTATTTAATGATAAAAATGACATACCTTCTCAAATAGATAGAGTAGGATTAACATCTATTTTAAATTCAATACCGTATACAAAAAGAATAATTTCTCCTAATTATTCTAACCAACCTTCAGTCATATTAACAACAAATGAGGAAAATCCTACAATATTTGTAGCATCAGCCGGACCTAATACTCCTGGAGGGGATAATATTTTTGATGATAGGGTATCATACGGAAGAAAAAGCGATTGGAGAGATTATGGAGCTGGTAATCGCTTCACTCCAGAAATGTTAGATGCCTATTTTAATTATTTAAGACAAGTAAATTTAGCATTTTCTGATGTAGGACTTTCTAATGCTTTAAACAGAATAAGCGGAGATGTAAATTTTAAAAAATCTGTTTTAACAAATCCAAATTTACCTTTACAAAACGATAATATATATCGTCCTGCAGAATACAATGGTACAGTATATTTAGTTAATACTAGAAATTCTGCTGATAGTAAAAAGATATCAGATCAATCTGGCAAATTAGTTAAAGCAAATATACCTGCGAGCTCAGTTAGACGTTTGTTAGGAGCACAAGCACAACAAGCAGAGCCCGAAGCCGCACCTGAAGCTGAACCAGGAACTGTAGTACGTGTTCCTCGAGACAATGCACCTCAAGCACCACCAGCTGGAGCCCCAGGAGAACGTAGAAGAGGAAGACCTGCTGGTGTTGCAAATACACCTCGTGAACCTCAAGAAAGACAAAGAGGTGATGTAAACGTAGCAGATGTTTTTGATGAAAAAGGTTTAACAATTGGATTTGGTAGGCTACCTAGAAATGATTTTAGAAGATTAAATGTTAATGACGCTGTTGCTTTAAACAGAATAGGTGATAGAGGAGCATCTGCTAGAGACAATTTATTAGCTGGACAAGGTCGAGTAACTAATGTTGTTAGTGTAGGTCCAAGTAAAATATACTTTATTCGATTAAATAATGGTACCCGAATAGCATCTATTAACATACAACCTGGAAATAGAAATTATGTTATAACTTTAACTAGCGCTTATTCTTTAAATTCACCACGTGAATTAGTAAGTTTCTTACAAAACAGAAATATATTAGAGGCTTTGAGAACATCAATAGCTAAATTACATTTACAAGAAAACCCACAAATGATAGAACAAATGAAAAATTTTAAAGAAGAAATATCACAAGAAGCAGCAGCTATTCATGCTATGTTACAAACTGGACAACAAAGTGCTCAAGAATTTATTGATTATAATAATGTGGATGTTAAAAAATTAATTGATTATATTAAACAATATAAAGGTGAACCACGAGAGATAATCATTAGAGATATAATAACTGGAAACGTAAAAGATTATAATCCTAAATCACTTAAACAGTTTAAAGATATATTTTTAAAAAAAATAAAAAATAAAAATATGAGAATAAACGAATTTAAATCTCTAGTTAGAGAAGCAGTTAAGAAAAAACTAGCAGAAAACCAACCAGCACCTGCAAGAGAAACACCAGGTCGTGAAACTGAAACTATTCCTGATAGAGGTACTGAAGAAGAGAAAAAACGTCGTAGAATTGGTAATCCAAATGTAGAACCAAAACCTAAAGCTTCTATGAATGAAAATGAACAAGAAATTCTTAAACAAATTGTAGCACGTTTTAAATCTAAAAAATAATGGCCAAATTATTAGAAATAGAATACGAAAAAATATTTAAACCAGAAACCATGGCTGCCTTAAAAGGTAAGTCAGGTGAATCATTAAGACAAATGTTAGGAGATAAAAATCTTCAACAAGTTATAATGCGTTCTTCTGGTTTAGTACCTGAATTGGTTGAAGCTGAGGAAGGATATCGTGATCAATTAGAATTTTTAGCAGCGGATATTGTAACACAAGCATATCCTATTATTGATTATGCTAATATTAAAATTGATGCTAAAATTGTTCCTATGAGCGACATTCAAATCCCACCACCAAGTGAGGATGAAGTCCCAGCTGATGAAGCGCCACCTGAAGCACAACAAGCAAAACGTCGTATTATAAACGGTATTACTCAAGGTGCATCTATTAGAGGCTCATTTGCATTTTTATTATTCAGAGATTATTTAGATGCTATTGATGAAGCTTTAGTAGCTAAATATAGTGAAATATTAAAATTATCATTTGGTATCTATGATAGTGAGGAAGCTATTGCTATGTTATTAGCAATGATTGCTCAAAAACAAAACATGCCTGGAGGTGAAAGTGAAATGGTATATGATGAAGATGAAGATCAGTTTGTTATTAAAGCTAGAGCTATTTGTTTTCCTATGTTAGTACATGAAATTGTAAAAGGATTATATGAAATTGTAGGTACTGAAGGATTTGGATCTGATAAAGAAAAAAATCAAGCTATAGTAGGTGCTGTAGATAAATTAGAAAACGAGCCTAGAGATTTTCAATATGGAAAATTCATATATGATGCTATTTCAGACATATATAATGACAGTAACATCAATGATCCTAGAGTTAGAGAATTATTATTTACAGAAATATATAGATTACCTGAAGATGAATTTATTGAATTTATAGAAAACGCAATAAATAATGAATTAACTAGTGATCAAAAGAAATGGGCAAACGATTCAATGCGTGATATTGTAATTGATCTTAGAAAAGATGACACTGAACTACCTGATTTAGATTAATATTTATCACAAAATAACAATATGTTTGACTTAACTAAATTTCTTAAAGAAAATAAATTAACTCGTAACTCTATATTATTAGAGGAAGATAATGCACCTGCTTTTACTCCAAAAGAAATGAAATTTTTTGATCCTAAACAAGTTAAGGATGTCTTAAGTGGAGGATTAAAAATTAAATACAAAGGATATACCTACGACCTAGATGTAGATAATTCAGAAGAAACTGAACGAATGGGATATGGGGAAGCAAGCCCAGGATATGCCGAAGCAAGCACAGAAAAACTCCCAGGAGTAACTTTTGTTTTTGATGCTTCTTTTGAATTTGATGGTGAAGATTATTCTCTATCGGAAATAGAAAACTTATATGATATTGAAATAACACCAGTATGGGAGATAGAACCAGATTCAAATGAAATACCTGATGAAGAAGAATTTGACTTTGGTGATGAATTAGATGAGAAAAAATTTCCTGATTTAACAGGTGATGGTAAAGTAACTAGAGCAGATATTTTAAAAGGTAGAGGCGTTAAATTAAAAAAAGAAGATATAGATGTAGGTCATCAAGACGACGAACCAAAAATGCTTAAAAGCGATGTTTATAGAATTGCTAAAATGGCTTCTATGTTATACAAGCAGTT